GACCAACTAAGATGTCATATTTTAGTACATACTCTCGTAGTGCTTGGTCAGTAACATAGTTCCAACGTCTGAATATACTTCTTGATAGATTATCATGAAAATATTCTACTGGTAACTCATGCATAAAGATTTGAGAATCAGCAGCACCTTTCTCTGAGTGTCTCTTGATTGTCAAACCATTATCTGATATGAACTTATAATATTCTATTATATCTGTACAATCTAAGTTAGTTTCAAACTCACTAATAAAGTTATCATGATGTATAGATTTTGTTATTACAGGTTCGCCACCTGCAAAAGGACTCATTACCATTTATTAATCGGGCAGTGGAATATTGGAAAGCGTGCCTTAACTGCAAGTACACAGTTACATTTAGTACAGATACCAATAGGCGATTTGTACTCACACTTATCACATATTCTAATCCTATTTTGATATAATGTCAAGTCGGGGACGTCCCCATCTTCTACTATTAACCTGCCCACACACCGTTGTTGAATACTTCTAATTTATTTGTTGTTGTATTATATCTTATCTCTCCTGTTTCATATCCCCTTCTAGGTGCATTATTTATTTGTGCATCAGAAAACTGTTGAGTAGTTCCGTATGGTAAAGGTAAAGCATTCTGACTGCTATTTTTAACATACAAGTATGAGGTACCTTTGAATGCTAAATCACTCTCATTATTAACAGTGACAGTAAAATTAGGTGTCAATCCTTGTATGTTCTGTACTCGTAACTTCATCTAACACTCCATGCAGCACCTGACTCGACTGTAACAGTAAAACCAGAATTTATGGATATAGGACCTGCACTCATTCCATTGGTAAACTCAGCACCATTGTTTGCACTTGGTCCGACTGTAAGATTCTCTGCGATTACATTATTATTTGTTCGTACAATACTATCAGTTCCTATAGCAGGTCCTCCTCCTGCAACTGGTGTCCAACCTGCACTACCTGTACCATCATCTGCTTTATATATTTCTGCTTGGTCTATTGTAGTATTAAATCTCAACGTACCGACTGATACACCAGTAGGTCTTTGTGACTGAGTACCAGAAGGTAACCTAAACACTGAGTTATCATTTAAAAAACTCAATGTAGTAATAATTGCACTTGTAGTGTTTGCGATTTGATTACCGCTTATTCTTGTCGTTGCCATGTTAGATAGGTAGTTCTAGAATGTGAACAGTATCAGATGCTAGAGGTGCATCATTCATTATAACTGCTGATCCGTTAGCATTTACTGTGTAGTTATCTGTTGGTGCTTGCCTTACACCATTAAGGAATACTAATACAGAGTTGACACTATGTTTGATGCCTCCACTATATGTAGTAATGTTGAAACTCTGGTTAGAACCATTACCAGTATATGTTTTAGGAATATACTTGTCAGCACCAACACCACCTCTACCAGTAACAACTAAGTCACCATCGACTTTAGCACTGCCTAATATACCAACTCTGAATCCAGATACAGCAGCAGTACCAATACCAATATGTTGAGTACCAGAGAAAGTGTCAATATTGATTTCACCAGTATCTGTGAGACCAAACTCTGACCATGCTCCATTGTAGTATATCCAACCAAGAGATTTCCCAGGCGTCCAGTTAATATTATAAACAAGGTCACCGTCAGCAGGTGTATCGTATCCTGTGATATTAGAGAAGTCTGGTTGTCCACTTGCATCAGCAGGTGCGAGCAGAGTTTGTTTGATAACTGTACCATCTTGGTTATAGTAAGAGATCTTTCTTGCTTGAAGGTTGTTAGTAAAGGTTGTTAAACCTTGGAATGTAACAGGACCTGCAAAGATAGATTCTAACTGGTTAGATGCTCCACCGATTACAGTCAGTTTATCAGTCAGCACCAACTCAGAGAATGTCTGAATCGTTGTGCTTTCTTCTCCAACAACGTTCAACTGGGCGATGTCTTCGTTAGTAATCTGACCTGTAACAGGGTTGATAACTTGGTTACCAATGAATAGGTCACCGTTAGAGTTAAGTCCAGAGTAGAATGAAACTCCTCCTTCTTCTTTAATAGACTGTGAGAATCTAATCTGTTCTTGAGTTAGTGTCTCTACCTGTGTTTGAGGGAACGCTGTACTATAGTTTCCAGGTCCGAAACCAAGGTATTCAAATGTGTGATTACCTGATCTGAGGATTGAGTGTCGTCTAAACTCAACGTTGATCGGTGCGACTGTGCCATCATTATTTTCTCGAATCTTAATTTTTCGTGTTTCCTCATCACCTGCTCGTGCAGTGAGTTGCACATTCGAGAGAAGTTCGTTTCCTGAGTCATAGTTTGGTGTTGTACCTGGTTGTGTCCAACCTGTGTCTGTTAATAGGAATGTTATTGCTTCCTTTGTAATAGATAATTTTGGATCTTTGGCGGGTGGAACTGCTCCATCAGTAGCATTAACAAGACCGATAGTAACGTTATCAGCAACTGAGACTGCAGCAGCAGGATCGGCAACTGGATTATCTCTGTCAAATGTAGGATAAACTTCATTAACGTTTTGTGAGAACTTCCTATTGTCGAAGTTGGTTGCACTTGGTGCAATAGACCCGCATAATAAAGTTAGATAGTAAATACCATCTGCTACACCTCTTTCAAATGCTTGAACAACTTCAATATCATATATGTAAAAACATCTTTGTAAGTTAAATGATGTGGTATCACTATTCAGAGGTTGTAATACGAAACCAGAGATAGGATCTCTAGGTAGAGGATTAGTTTTATCCTTATCAATCACATATCTTACACGATAGGTTCTATCTTGTAAGTCACGAGGATCGGGGATCCTCTTAATAAATGTGCTTGGTGTAAAGTTTACAGTATTATATTGTGTATTTGTAGATAAAGTTTGATAGATTTGATTTGCATTATTTCCTGTTGTATCAGCAATGACTGATAGATACCAACCACCAACTTGTCCTGCTACACCACCGATTGTATAAGTTGTACTATCAAACTGGATCGGTGATCCAGCTTCACCAGGTGCTTTTCCTGATACATTAGGTCCAAATGGTGATATAGATGCTGACTGTGTAGTTGCAGCAGTCGCACCGTTTGCTACAAGTAAACAGTTTATCTTATCTGGGACTGCACTAGCACCTGTACCGTCTTGTCTAGCACCGATTGTAAAACCCTGTACTCTTGATGTTGGTGGTGATGCTTCAGTTGTGTAACCATATAAGTATAGTCTTGATCCTGGTTGTAATCCTTGTCCTGCAAGTGATGAGTTAATAGTTTTAGTTCTCTGTATATCAATGTTGACCCAGTTTACAGATGTTTCTTCACCAAAAACTATATTGACTGCAACGTCTGTAAGTGCAGCAGATAGTGTGATTGCTCTGGTGTTTGTATTGACTGATGCTACAGTCGTACCTGCAGCAATACCTGCACCAGTTACAGTCATACCTTGGATAACCCCGTTGACTGACCCGTCATTTGCTAGTGTGATAGTTTGACTACCTGCAGTTCCACCTGCTGCTATACTTGTAGCAATAACATTTAATGCTTTTGGTGGAATGATATGAGTTATTGCCCCTGCTTTATCTTTTGAGAATGATTTTGCTTTGAAACCTGCTGATCTAAGAGCAGTGTTACCAAAGTTAGAGTTAGAGTTGGTGATTGACATGTCACCGCCACTCTCAGCAGTGAAGTGACCTTGATATCCCACAGCGAACACAGAAACTGCCTGTATGAATGAATCATTACTACACTTGATGTGTTCATGACCCCATCCTTTTCTATATTCAGCAAAACCATCTAAGTGTGCACCATCTCCTGCTACTGCTACATCATATGCACCAGTTGACTGATTATATCTTACGAATGCTCTATCATCTTTCTGTAGTGACAGTCCAGTAAACTGTGCCACAACCATTGATTTGAAACCAGTTGCTTTTGCACCATTCGCATGCATACCATTCATACCCCACACTGATCTAAGTGATAGGTTGAATGCGTAAGGTGATGCTGAGTCAACGGTATCAATTTCAGTTTTCACCGTAATATTTGAACCTACAGCGTTTCCTGAGGGTTCACTTGACATCTGATAAGTAAATGTATTACCAGATGCAGATGTAACAGTGAATGAACCATTGTATAAACCTGCGTCTGCTTCATTCTGAGGACCTGATGAACCAGTTACACCACTAATATTAATGTTTACACCAACAGAGAATCCATGATCTCTTGGGTTACCAAACTCATCAACTGTGACTGCTGTTGCAGTCTGTCCGTTTCTTGTAATAAAGTTGACTTTATATTCATCAGAGATCGGACCAACGATTCTGTTTTCTTCAACCCTTGCCTGTATTTGGTCAGCAGCAGGATCACCAGATGTATCAGGAATCGTTGCGAATGCTTTTGATACTTTTTGATAGTATATTTCTAAGTCTGTTCTTTCTAGAATGTTTGGTACAGCAGAGTAATCTGTGTTAGGTACAGTTCCGTCTGTGATTAATTTTGATAATGGATTAAGACCATCAGCAAACTCAAAGCAAGTAAGTCTATGATGAGAAAACTTAGGTGCTAGTGTATCTACTGAGTCTGGTTTATAATATACTCCTTCTTCTGCTCCATCAAAGAATGAGAACTGCCAGAAATATGTACCACCAGTTACTTTGAAGATTGCTGTTCTAGGAGGAACCTGATCTTCTGTGTTAATACCTTTTGCTGCAAAAACAGTAGGATAAGGAACATACTTAGGTATAATCTTAGTTCTTCTAAGATCTGTTCCAACAAGGGAACAACCTCTTGGAACAATAATACCACCCTCAACAGAGTTATATTTGTAGAGAACATTGTTAGGAGAAGTTAAGTCTAGGTTAGAGTTTGCATCAATAGGTGCAACGTTTGTGTATAGCACATCACCTGGTCTGTTATCTACGATATATTCAGCAGGGTAAAGCATGATACTGAAAGCATCAAACTCGTCATTACTTAAACCAACTCTATATGAAAATCTTGCTACTTCTAAAAATGCCCTCTGGATAGATTTGAAAGGTCGCAACGCAGAGTTACCCCTATTATCAATAGCATCAGATGCATCGAAATCATCGGGGTTGACATATATGATACGTCCAGTTCTGGACGTAATAATATTCTTTAGTCTAGTTAGTGACATTACCTATCCGCTTTGTTTGTATTTATTGGGGGTTAACTTCCACCAGATCCAGATCCACCAGAGGCAGCCTGTCCGTAAGTACGAAGTGTAAACTCAGAGGATGCATCTTCAAATCCTATGAGTGCAAACGATGCTTCAGCAGCAGCGCATTCAACAACCAGTCTTTGACCTGGTCCTATAACAAGTGATTTGATTTCTTCTGTTACATCTTGTGCAAGTGTGTTGTCCTTGCGAATGTAATGCTTAGTCTCTACTGCTGTTGTTGCAGTAGTAATGGATGATATAGTCACTGTTGTTCTTGTACCAGTGTTTAATGCAGGTACATCTAGGAATGTATCACTGGTTGTAAAATCAGCAGAGTTAGTTCCTTTTATAACATACAAGTTTGTACTGCTATAATCACGAACATAACCGTAAGGACCTGCAGTCTGACCAGTAACAGTATATGTTACTCCATTGTAGGCAAATGTGTCTGTGCTGTTGACCCATGTCCCAGTAACATTGTAAACGAATACAGAGTCATAACTATATGAACTTGATGTAGTGATAATTCTGTCTGATCCCCCGTAATTTGAGTTAGCAGCAGTTCCAGTTGTTCCTTCATAGTAATAAAGTGTTGCGGGTAAACTTGTGTTAGCAGTAAAGTCATATTGAACATACGCACCACTAGAACCTGCGGTTCCGTTGGTAGTCTTACCAGTGGTATACTCTGCACCATCATCAGAGTTACCTGCAGTTCCATCAGGACCCCACTCACCATTGACAACTTCAGAGAGTTTGAATACCAAACCACTCATGCTTGAGTCTGCTACATTAAAACGATAGGTTCTATCTCCTAATACTGCTAGTTGAACTCCTAGATAAAGATTCTCAGTTCCACCAGATGTTGTAAATGTAAATTCGTTTGCAGCAGTACCAACACCACCAGATGATATGGTAGCAGTTGCACCACCAGATGCAGTTATAGAATCACCTGCAGCAAACTCAGATCCAGAACCATTTAAGGTAGAAGGTCCAATATGTAAAGTCGAACCACCAGATCCAGATGCTACAGCAAATATAGTTGCAACAGATGTATTACCACCACTTCCTTTTGATATTGTATTACCTACAGCAAATGTACCAGAAACTGACTCCACTGCTATCTGCCTGATTGCCTTACTCTTCACTACAATTTCGGTGAAAGGTGGAATGTAAAATGATTCAAACACTGCTGTTTTCTCTCCATCAGCAGATGTTAGTTTCTGATTTGCTTGTAAACCTTGATCCGCACCAACTGCTGTTCCTAAATCAAATCTATATCCTGTTATTACGTCTCCCTTATGAAGTTTATATGTACTTGCACCTACAACTAAGTGTTGGTCGTAATCTTTTACAGCAACGTCGAATGTAGTTCCTGATCCGCCTTGCTCTGTTACAGACAAAACCGTACTTGCTGATGCATCAATAGGTGCTTCATAAAGCACTGTATTAGTAGCACCGCTTGGTTTTGCTGAAGCAAGTAGTCCTTGTTTAGCCATTGTTTATTAAAATCCAGAGTAGAAGAATTGTTGTTGTCTTGTCAGACCAGTTAAGTTGTTTGCTCCGATACCTGCACCGAATGTAACATCATCTAGTGTGACGTTTTCAGTAGATAATAGAGTAGCATCAGCGTCGGGGAACTTAATAGTACGAGGACCTGTTATACCCTCTGCAGATAACGTTACTTGACCTACAGTATTACCAGAAGTCGTAACGACTGGAGAGTTGAGAGTCTTGTTAAAAAGTTCTGCTGCAGACTTCTCAGTAATGAGCATATTATATGTGTCTGCACCTCTATTTAGACTATCTGTATTAGGGAATCTGAAGAGTTCGTTAGTTCCTGTGTTGACGTTAGCAACATTAAACGAAACTTTTTTAGTTGCGTCAGTATTGTCAACTAAAAGTAATCCTTCAAATAACTTGTTAGAGATAGTTTGAGTAGTGGTTGTACCAACAAATGTCATTGACAAATCAGGAACCGTAAGGGTTCTGTTTGCAGTTAGAGCAGAAGTATTGAAGATCGCATAGTTAGTTGCTGCTTCAGCGTTTGCTGCTAACTTCAAATCAACCAGAGTCTTTGTAAGTAAAGTCTGTTCTGATTTAGTATCAATAAGTGTTGATGCAGTAGCAGTAGGTTCTGCAGTAGTTGTTACTGTACCTGCGTCAGGTAAGAAGTAAGAACGTCTTGCACTAATAGTATCTGTCCAGTTGATTTGAAAGATTGCCTCTTCTGTACCATCAACAAGAACAAAATTATCCTCATCAATAAGAATAGTTTTATTCGTTAGCGTCTGCTGAGTATCAGAACCAACAACCGTAGTTCCGTTACCACTAGTAATAGCGGGAAGGGTAAAGATACGAGTGTTAGTACCAGTACCAATGTTAGAAACTTCAAATCTTGCTCTAGGACCTTGTGCATCTTCTAGAACAAACGTTTGGTCAGATATAATAAAGTTACCCGTAACCTTGACAGCACCCGTACCTTTCGGTGAGAGAACTATATCAGTGTTATTGGCAACATCATCAACAGCAGTGATGTATAATGATGTACTGCTGTTACCATTATCAATACGAGTACAGTAGAAACCACCATCACCGAAAGCAAGACCTAGTTGATCGTATGCATTTTGATACAATCCACTGTCTCTGTCCAAGTCAAATGATAAACCAGGAGCAGTTTTTGTGCCCTGTGCTAGTCCTTTGAATAACTGATTAATTTTTGCCTTCCTGTTCGGAATCAACGGATCCGACACTACGACAGGAAGAATCGCTTCTCCTGACAGGTTTGCGTCAGATATTGTTTCCAGTTGTGAAATCTTTCTGGTTCCCACGAATAATCACACTTACTATGCTACAAGGTTATTTATACAAGAAAGTTAACCGCCTGTTAAGTCCATGTCTTCTTCCTCTTCTGTTTTGTATGCCCATTCGTCTGTATGTCCCACTGACCACCATTTTGGTAGTGTTTCAACAGCATAATTTTGTGTGCATACTTTAAAATCTGGTTGTTTTAGATTATTATTATCTATCAAACTATTATCAAAAAACTGACATCTGTTATTAGGTTGTGCAGCAAACTGTCCGTTGTCTAGTGCTATGATATTAAATGTCTTATGTTCTGGATCATGCTCTGAGAAATTTACATCTAATACAGAGAAGTCAGGATGTGCAGTGTCAATAGTAAACTCATACTCTCCTGCGTGCATTTTCTTATCCTTACCAAAGAACTGACATCTACCTAGTATAGGTTTTTCTACAACTGTAATATTATAGTCAAAGCAATCCCATAGTTCTAATACATCTAATGGTAACTGATCATCCCAATCTATATCTGGTTTCCAAACAAATGCACTGAGTGGTAACTTATCAAAGAGTGCACCATAATCAGTTAGTAATGTCTCGAAGTACAATGCTTTTGCTTGTATACTTCTAACTGAGATCCATAAACCTGGTGTCAGTTCTCCATGCCCCTTTTCAAGATCATAAAGATATTCTTTTTTCACCCACACTTTCCTTGGAGGTAAAGGATGTACTAAGTATGCCATTTTAATTTAGTTTTCAATACTTGTAATCGTCTTTTTGCACGACGAAGTGCTTGAGGTTTTAGTTTCCTCTTGAGTTCTTTCTTACTGTGATGTTGCCAATTAGGGATTTTCATCTTTAAATTTACAAAATCTGTTGAAAGTTCTTCTCATTTCGTCATTTGACATATCTGCATATTCTGCTGCTTCTGGTAGATTCCATTTGCAACGATATAACATATCTATCGCATGACGTGTACTAGGTCTCATTTTCTATCAGCAAGTCTTAGTTGATGATAAACTAATACAAAAGCATCACAACGAGGGCAAGATAGATTTGTTTCTATCTCATATTCAGAACCTTCTGGTGCCTCATTGTCTCCACCCCATATTAGATTTGGAAACCCGCAAGACCAACAATTCATGGTGTTTGTCCTATACCTTGATTACTTATAAACTGTTTACGAAACTCTTCAACTTGTTCTTGTACTTCTGGTTCAATAGGAGAAACTTCAGCAACAGGAGTTACCATCACTGATGATCCAGTTTCAAGTTTTACTTTCCAACAAACTCTGCTAGTTTCGGTCAAACTAGTAATAAATGCGAGGTTATCCTCGTATTGTCTCATTGTAATGTCGATTGGTCCAATCATTGTTCAGCAAATGTGTAAGTAATCATCTCAGTATCTACAATGTCAGCAATTTCACTGCATGCTGCAGTAAAATCTTGTGCTCCTTCTAGATTGTGGGGAAACTCCATGAGTCTATCATTACCATCAGTATCTAATACTGTAATAGTACGTTTTGATAGGTTGATAAAAACATGGATGATAAAGGTTTCGTTCATGATTCTATTATATGATAGAACAATAAACCTGTCAAGTTAGTTTAGGTAAATTGTTTTTGCAGTTACTCTGAATGTTCCTGTTACGTCAGTATCCATATTTCCTCCAACCTCTATACTATAATTCTTAGTAATATTATGAACTGCTCCTTGATCTCCTTCTACAGTAAGAAAATGTCCACCTTCTAGTACATCTGTTTTCATACCAGTAGCACCACATTTAGTATTGATAGGACCATTTAGGTTAGTAGTCACAATCGGTGGCACTTTCATATGAGGTGATGCGGGTAAAACGTCAGTTATGATTTGTCCATAGCAAACTGTAGTAATACCAGGTTTCTTCGCTTTATCATCAACTGGTTTGTTGATATAGTTAAACATATTTGGTGTAGTATTTGTGATTGTCTTCATCGAAGAAATCAAAGTATCACCTTTACACATAAAATCTGCTTTTTCTGTTTGTAAACTGTAATCATCTAAGATTCCTTCAAATTTCTTAGCACCCATTTTTATTTTTGATGCCTGTGCTTGAAATGTTGCACCTGATACGTTGAAGTCTAAGTCTGAGTTAAATGTAATAGTATGTTTTTGTACTTTGTCCTTATCTTCTGCAGGTTTACCATTTTTGTCAACTTGTTTTGCTGCACCAACAGCATCCATAAAGAATCCACCACCAACTTCAATATGACAATCACCAGTAACTTTCAAACGATAGTCACCTTCAACGTTTACAACCTTATCACCATCAATATTTGAGCATTCATCACCCATGACATCCATAGTGTGATTACCTGCGTAAGATGTATGGTCTGCAACTAAGTTACCTGTATCATCATTTGAACCACCTCTATTACTCTTCTTATATGCTGCTAACTTTTGATCTATCTCCTCTTGCGTAATATCTGGATTCTCATCCTTGATCTGTTTAAGGAACATATATTCAGCATATGTGTTGTTGTTTATATTAATAGATGTATGAACTGTACCACTAGGTTCTCTGACAACATGTGCCTGACGACCTGGAGTTCCAATATGCTGAGTGTATCCACCACTAGTAAATGTTGTTATTGCCTGTAAATATGGATCTGCTTTGTTAAACACTTGATCTAAGATTCCTGTACCTGCACTTTCTCCCGCACAAGCACCTCTTTTACCTCTAATTTTATTAATATTTTCTAGTTCTTCATCACTACAACTTGTAACACCAAATAAAGGATAAAAACCATTCTTTGCTTTACCACCATTAGGTTTTCTATCACACTCATCACCAGAACCGATATTTGAAAATAATGCAACTAATCCTGTTAACCCTGCAAGACCATTTTCCATTAAGTTGGTTCCTGGTTCAAATATTGAGTCTCCTTTCTCCCATTGTGATATTATATCCTTTACACCACTTATTCCTTCAGTTGTTGTTTTAACTGCACTAATAACTTTTTTCATATCAGCAAGCACATTTTCTACATTACATACTATACTATCAATGATTGTTTGCACTCCTTGTAAAAGCATTTCTGCTTTACTAAGAAGACCATTTAACATATTATTGATTAAACCCTCAATAGTTGCCATAGGAGAGTTAATAAAACCTGCTATCTGACCATCAATAGCACATAATCCAGAAAGTAATGATGTGATTGCTTTTTGAAGTGCATTTTTTGCTGCAAAAGGAACTGAACCAAACAAACTACCTAATAAACCACTTAAGAAACCACCTAGTTCATTAACAAGGTTTGAAGTTGACTGTCTGATACCAGATACGACTTGTGTAAAGATAGCACCCATAAAGTTTTTCAACTTTCTGGTCAATTTTTCCATTGTAACTACTTTACCAGAAACAATGTCGATAAAGTTACCCGAATCTTCAGTAGCAACTAATGTAGAAGAACTATCTACAAGATCTTCCATAAGATAACTTAGTTTTGCCTCTACAGACTTCCAAGGTCCACCAACACCATTTGCAGTAGGAATAGGATTTTCTGGATTTCGACCTTTCATGGTATTACCAGAACTACCTGATAATACAGTTCCAATATTCTGTGCTGATCCTATTCCTCCACTACCAGCTTGAGTTACGTTACTACCTCCAACTGCAACCTGTGTATTTCCTTCTTGAAGTTGGATGTTAGTATTCTCATTACTATTAGTATCAGATGTCCTCCTGATTGCAGGATTTACTACGGGTGAATCTATCTCTTTACCCGTAAAAACAAATGTATGTTTCTCAGGATTTTCTGCTTTTTTAACACGCAAAACACCGATAACTATTGGCATTTGAGCATCTTCACCATCCATGAAGAATCCCATAACAATAGCACCTGGTTGTAGTTGTCCAGAACTCTCACCTTGACCTGCGTTACCTGCTTGACAGGTATGTTGTAATACAGTTGCCCACGGTAGTGCTTCGGTAGGAAGATCAGCAGTCGTTCCACCTCTTACGTTGGTATAATAACCAAGCACACGAACTTTACACCGACCTAGTTCCATTGGATCTTCGATGTCTTCTACTTCCCCAATCCACCAATAAAATCCGTCTTTACCGACGAAATTGGTCTTAGGTTCATTTAGGATTCCTTCAACTGTTTGCATTTATCTGCATACTTTTGATTATTTAGACAAAAACCTCAAGGGTCAAAATTTTGGCGGGATTTTTTTTCGGCAATTTTTGAAACTAAAAGTCGTTTTTGGTTCTGACAAACTTATAGATGTTGTTGCTACCCCACACCATTTGACCTCCCTTGTATGCTTGGTCAAAGCTATGCAACTTGTCCCCGAACAAATGCATCTGGGATTTGATTGTGACTCCGTTGTGCACACAGTCTCCTATGATATTACCATGCCATGCAAGGTTATCATATTTGAATAGCATACCACACTCTTCAGATTTATTCCACTCTAAATCGTAGTTTTCGATTAATACTTCTGTCTCAGATATATCGACTTTCTTGTGATACCTTTTGCGATAGGGTCTACTGGGTCCATCAGTCCTGTAGTAATTTTGTGACTGAAACCCCCCTTCTATCTCCTTCCATTCCATAAAAATAGTTGCATAGGTTGTAGGAGATGACTGTGCTTGATTTTGATTTGTCCAGAGTCCTAGTAGATAGTCCTCAATCGTCATACACTAAACATTCTGGTTCGTCTGGATGCATCTCACAGAATAGTTCTAATGCATTAGGATCATGGTGATCTCCTGCTACTATCTCATCGTGATGATGCTCTGCATAGACTTCAAGTTCATGTAGTTCGACTTTAGCATGTCTGCGTGCTGCAGGTGATGCAAGTGGATTGTCTAGGATTGCTTGGTCTGCTTGGATGTGTTCTTCTATTGTTTTCATTGTTGTACCTCGTTGATACAAAACTATTTATCAAAGTATAGCGTCTTTCATGAGGAGCATTTCCGAAGACATCGTATCTGGGGTTCCTTTATGTGCTATTGTTACAATCATGTAACGTCCACTAAACCTTTTGTCAGTCTTGATTTTATCACCAGACTTTTCAGTTGTTGGCATAGTGACACTCACACCTGACCCTGCATAAAGATCTAAGTTACCAGGAACTGATATTTGAAGTTGAGTATTCTTCAATGACTCCTGTCTTAACCATGCATACGCTTGCATTTCTACAAGTGCCTCATAGTTCTTTGCAGATTCTGGTTTACCACCAAAGAACTGACTTACGGTGCTTACTGTCTCTTGAACTACGTTTTTCTTGACATCAAAGTTTTGGTTTGGAAGTACAGCATAGCGCATTCTTTTGGGTGCGTCAATCAATGTTTTGTAATCAGAACCAACTTTTGCTATAGGATTGACTGCTTTCTTACCACCCAAATGTGACATAGTTTTCCACATTTCGGTAGTTTTGTATGTGTATTTGTCTAGTGGTAGATCGGCACTCTCACCACCCATCTTGGAGTTAGTCACATCAACTGGGTCAATACCCATACTAAATCCTGTCCATGCTCCATGTCTTAAACCCATCAAGAAGTTTCTCTCCTCTGGAAAAACTATAGTATCAATTTTAAACTGATCGTTTGCCCCATCATCAGTTTTCTTTGGTGAGTAGATATATTCATACAACCTTGAAGTTCCTTTATTAAAGTCTGTCTTCTTAGTAGGTTCTTGTTCATTGATAAGATCAATCATGTTATCAATAGATTTGAAATGATATCCTAGTGCGTTCTCATAGAAAGTAAATCCATTTTGAAAATCACCACCAGATTTTTTCTTTCTTACTGATCTATTAGCTACCCAATAGATTGTGTCCAGTGGTCTCCAGTTACAAGCAACAAATGCATGTTTTGTTAAAGTTTCTTCTGCAAATATTTTTTTCCTACTTCCTAGATAACTGTTGTTAGTTACTAGTTTTTTAACAATACCAGATGCTTCATTGTTTTCAAATATGATGCTAGAGTTACCAAATACATTAGTCACCTCATTTTTTACAAACTCATCAGAACAACAGTTGACCACAAATACCTCTGTAGTTTGTTTGATTCTTTGTCTACTATTGATATTATATGATCGTAAAATATACGTTCTCTTTATCACAGATCCACTCACTACAAATTTTATCTCTTCAGATCCAGTAAAAATATTTGATATACCTGCAGTATCTTCAAAGAAAAATGTTGCCTCTATTGTGCCAGACTCTATACTTTCATAGATTTCCCATGCTCTTAGAAATGCTACGAGATTATATGCACCCTGTTTTTTCCCCA